TAAATTGAGTATTGCATTAGAAACTGGTAATGAATCTTCATTTAGTGTAGATGATGCAACTGCATATTCAAACTTTGAAAATGTTGGTGTTGGTACAACTAATAGAGGATATGTGAAGATTGGAAAAGAAATTGTTGAATATAATAATGTAACTGGTAATGTAATTACTATTTCTGCTAGAGGAGATGATAAAGTTGATTATGCTGTAGGAACACCTGTCTATAAGTATGAACTTGGTGGAGTTAGTTTGAAGAGGATAAACACAACTCATGGAATTTCAACTTCAACTTCAACATCCCCAACTGGATCAATTGCATTTGATTCTTATAATATCAAACTTGATATGACAGGAATTGGAACGATTAATGATGATAGAAGTAATGATATTGGGTTCCCCAAACTTTACTTAAATCAAACTAAGTCTTGTGGTGGGTATGAAACAAAGGCAACTCAAAATATGCCATTTGAAATTATTACTCCAATAGTACATAATGTTACAACTACAGGAACTGCCTTGGGATGTGAAATAAGAACTACTTCTGCAGCAAGTATTAGTGGAGATGAAACTCCATATCTTGATGAAGGATTTGAATCTATTGTGATAGGTGAACCAAATTATCTTGATACTCCAAGAGCAGTTTATTCTAAAATTAATGAAGATGAGAGTTTAGATCAAGTTGAAGGTAATAAGTCTCTACAAATGAGATTAACTCTTGGAACAACTAATTCTAAAGTAAGTCCTGTAATTGATGCAGAAAGAGTAAGTGCTATTCTTACAAATAATAGGGTTAATAGTGTAATTGGTAATTATGCTACAGATAATAGGATAAAATCTATCACTGATGATCCTACTGCTTGTCAGTATATTACTAAAGAACTTCAATTGGAAAATGCTGCTAGTTCTATTAAGATAATATTATCAGGTCATGCCAATTCTGATGCAAATATCAGAGCATTCTATGCAGTTGGTAATGATACTGGTTTTGAACCAATATTTACTCCTTTCCCTGGATATAATAATTTGAATAATAGGGGAGAAGTTATTACTAAACAAAATAATGATGGATTATCTGATTCATTAGTTATTCCATCAAGTCAATATGGTTTTGGTAATAATTCTAACTTTAAAGAGTATACATTCACAGCAGATAAGTTACCTTCTTTTAGATACTATAGAATTAAACTTCTATTAACATCAACAAGTCAAGTATTTGTTCCGAAGGTTAAAGATCTACGTGTAATGGCTCTTGCTTAATATGGAACATTACAATATTGAAGGTCATAAGGATCTCGCAAGGGATCCTCATACAGGTACAATACTTAATGTAAACTCTTTAGATTATCAACATTATGTTTCATCTCGTAATGCAAAAGAATTAAAGAATGAAAGAGTGGACTCTATGGAACAAGATCTTGCTAATTTAAAAGGTGAAATTGGTGAAATCAAATCTCTATTAAAGGAACTGGTTAATGGCAAGTAAAAATTTAACATTTGATCCATCAGCAGGTGTGCCATATGCTGCTAATTTAGCACTTTATACTGGTACAGATTTTAAAACTACATTTAATGTAGTTGATACATCTGATGTTGCTTTTGACTTTCAGGGGTTGACTACCACTTCTGTTTGGACAGGATCTGCTCAAATGCAGAAGAGTGCAGGTGTAGCAGCAACAACAATTGCAGCAGGAACTTTTACTGTAGGGTTTACGAGTGCTGCTGGTGGTATTTTTGAAATATCTCTGGGTTCTACTGCAACTACAAGTCTTTCGGAAGGAAGATATGAATATAATGTTTTAGTAAGTTCTGGAGCATCAATCTATAATATCGTAAATGGAAATATTATGGTTTATACTGGTATAGCTTCAGCACCATAAATATATTCAAGGGTAATAGTATAAATGGCATCTCCATCAAGTAGAACAGAATTAGCAGATTATTGTAGAAGGCAACTGGGTGCTCCAGTGCTGGAAATTAATGTCGCTGATGAGCAAGTAGATGATATAATAGATGATGCAGTTCAATACTTTCAGGAGAGGCATTTTGATGGTGTTGCACAAACATATCTTAAATATAAAATAACTCAAGATGATATTGATCGAGGAAGAGCCTCGATGGAATCTGGTAAAAAGCAAACTGGAATAACAACCACAACAGCGACTGCTGATATTGCTGGTACAGATGTAACTTTTACTTATTATGAAAATAGTAACTTTTTACAAATTCCTCCATCAGTTATTGGTGTAACAAAAATATATCATTTTGATGGTACTAACACTATGACAAATAATATGTTTAGTGTTAAATATCAGATGTTTTTGAATGACATATATTATTGGGGTGCAACAGAATTGTTGACTTATGCGATGACTAAGACATATCTCGAAGATATTAATTTTTTATTGACGACAGAAAAACAAATAAGATTCAATAAGAGAATGGATAGATTATATCTTGATATTGATTGGGGTAGTGTTTCTAAGAATGATTATTTGGTTATTGATTGTTTCAGTCAATTAAATCCTGATGATTATGGAAGAGTTTGGAATGATTCATTCTTAAAAAAATATACTACTGCCCTTTTAAAAAGACAGTGGGGTCAAAATTTACTTAAGTTCCAAGGTGTTAAATTACCTGGTGGGGTAGAGTTAAATGGTAGACAAATCTATGATGATGCAGAAAAAGATTTAGAGATCATCAGAGAACAAATGTCTAATACTTATGAACTTCCTCCATTAGATATGATAGGTTAATATTGTGGCTCTTAACCCATTCTTCCAACAAGGCGCAAGATCTGAACAGAACTTAGTTCAGGATTTAATCAACGAACAGTTGAGGATGTATGGTGTTGAAATACATTATCTTCCTAGAAAATATATGGAAGAAAAAACGGTAATAAGAGAAGTAGTTAAATCTAAGTTTGATGATTCATATCCATTAGAAGCATATATTGATAACTTTGATGGTTATGCAGATAATCCGACATTATTATCTAAGTTTGGTATTGAACAGACGAATGAAGTGACTCTTGTTATTTCTAGAGAAAGATGGGAAACATATATTCAACCATTAATTAAAAACGAATCTAATGTAAAGTTAACAACCCGTCCTAAAGAAGGGGATTTGGTTTATTTTCCATTAGGTGATCGTTTATTTGAAATCAAGTATGTAGAGCATGAGAAACCATTTTATCAACTTCAGAAAACTTATGTATATACTCTGAAGTGTGAACTATTCCGTTATGAAGATGAGATTATTGATACTGGAGTTTCTGAGATAGATGATGTTCTTACAGGTGATGAAGCAGATGGAACTTCAGAAGATGGTATCTCCACACTTCTTGGATCATCTCAAACTCTTACCCTTGTAGGAACTGGAGCAACTGCCACTGCTGAAATTGGATTCAATACTGAAGGATCTATTAGGTTAATTAGTCTCAGTAATAGGGGTGGTGGATATACTGCTGTTCCAACTATAGGTGTCAGTTCTGCTCCTGTTGGAGGCGTGACTGGTATTCTTACTGCTACTATGATTAGTGGTATTAATGTATGTAATTTAAATATTAGTGATAATCAAAAATCTGTTCAACAAGTTGTTATTACAAATCCAGGTGCTGGATATACTCTTGCACCTGTACTCCAAGTAACTGGTGGAGGGGGTTCAGGTGCTGCTGGAACCGTCTTTATAGGTGATGGGGCAGTTGGTATCGTTACACTTACTGATGCAGGTTCTGGATATACTACAGCACCTACTGTAACTATTAGTGGACCAGGCGCAGGAGGCACTACAGCAACTGCTGAAGCAGTCGTAAGTTCTGCTGGAACTATCTCAGCAATTCATATTACAAATGCTGGTTCTGCTTACACCTCAAGTCCAACAATTACGATTGGTAATCCTTCACTCAATAATAGTGGCAACTTTAAGTTTAATGAAATTGTTACTGGATCTATTACAGGTGAAACAGCAAGAGTCAGAACATGGAATGCTACTACAAATGTTTTAGAGGTAGCAAATGTATCTGGAATGTTTAGTATTGGAGAGAATCTAACTGGTGGAACTTCTGGTGCTGTTCATGCATTAAGGGTTGTAAGTGAAGATCCACCAGAAGATGGATTTGCTGATAATGTTAATATAGAATCTGCTGCAGATGATATTTTAGATTTTAGTGAACAGAACCCATTTGGAATTCCATAA